CGCGAGAAGATAAATTAGAGTTAATAAAGTCTGCAAGAGATGAGGCAGACGATGAAGTAAAACGTGAAACACGGGGTAAGGTTCTTGGGCTGAGAAAGCCCGGATTTAAAGAAGGTGGTAACGTTTCCAGCGCCAGTAAACGTGCAGACGGCTGCGCCGTAAAAGGCAAGACCAAAGGGAGAATAATCTAATGGATGAGCCAATTGTTAAAAATTATTCTTTTACCCAAGGCGTTGGAAAAGACGGAATGCCGAAGTATTTCATTGATGGCAGTGAAATACGAGACAAGGCGACATGGGATAGATTGAAGGCCAAGACAAATCAAGTTATGGATGATGTTATGAAAGACTCTACGGCAGAGTTTGACGCTGCAAATCCAATGCCAGAGATGATGAAGAGTCCTATTGTTAAAAAAGCAAAAGGTGGAAACGTTTCCAGCGCCTCTAGAAGAGCCGATGGCTGTGCCACAAAGGGCAAGACCAAGGGTAGGATGATCTGATGGACATCAATACAATTTGGTCTGCCGGATTGTCTGCTCTGATGGGTGGATTGTGGTTTTTCCTTCGTGAAAAGCTAGAGGATGTGAAGCGAATTGAGAGACTTTTAAACATTACACGCGAGGAGATTGCCCGTGATACAGCAACTAAAGCAGAAGTTCAGCGACTTACTGAACACATTGACCAGCGGTTTAACCGCCTTGAAGCAAAAATTGACCAGCTTATTCAAAAGGGATAAATAATCATGGCACTCAGCAAATTTCAACAAGCTTTTAAAGATGCTCGCGCCAGCGGCGAAACAGAGTTTGAATTTAACGGCAAGAAGTACAACACCAAGTACAAGGAAGAAATTCCAGCGCCTGCAAAAAAAGCTCCAGCGCCAGAGGCTAAACAAATTTCTTCCGACCCTGCAAAGGACACTTCTAAAGCTCCAGCCGAAGAAAAACCGTACAGATCAAAAAATCTTACAGATTTGATTGGGTTGAGCAGTAACATTAAAAAACCAGTCAACGAGTCTACATCGGCCAAACAAACTTCCGCTGCCCCTGCAAAAACAGAAAGCAATTCTGATAAAAAAGGCATTGGCCCCTACAACGTAGGTGCTGGTTTTGGTGACTATCTGAGTAAGACATTCACTATGGAAGGTCGGGAGCGAGCCAGAAAAGAAAACAAAGAAAAATTTGGCATGAAGAGTGGTGGAAGCGTTTCCAGTGCATCCAAACGTGCTGACGGTATTGCTCAAAAGGGCAAGACTCGCGGAAAGATGTGCTAAGTCATGCCTGCCGCATCAGCCAAACAAAAGAAATTCATGGATGCTGCGGCGCATAACCCAGCGTTTGCGAAGAAGGCTGGTGTACCTGTAAAGGTTGCCAAAGAGTTCAGCAAGGCCAGCAAAGGCCAAACATTTAAAGAGGATGGCGAAATGAAAGATTCTAAAGCGATGGTCAAAAAGGAAATTGGTTTTATGAAAGCCAAGGGCGCTCCTAAATCCATGATGAAGCATGAGATGGCTGAGATGAAGGGCATGAAAAAAGGCTATGCGTCTGGTGGTATGCCTATGGTTATGAAAGACGGACAGAAGGTTCCAGCTTTTGCCGCAGACGGCAAGGGCAAAATGGCTCATGGCGGAATGACCAAAGAATATGGTATGGGCGGTATGCTCAAAAAAATTGCAAGTCGCGCCGCTCCTGTGGTTAAAGCCGCAGCAAGCCAAGCTTCTCCTGCCATGAGATCCTCTGTTTCCAATGCAGTCAAAAAAGCTGTTCCAGCAATTAAACGTGCGTTTGGTCGAGGAATGGCAGAGGGTGGTAACGTTACCAAAATGGGCGCTGTAAAAACATCCAAGCCTACTTCTGGTTCTGCGTCCAGCCGCGCTGACGGTATTGCTCAAAAAGGCAAGACCAAAGGCAAGATGCTCCAAAAAGGCGGAAAGTGCTGATATGAGAGCAAGCCGTGGTATGGGCGCAATAAGCCCTTCCAAAATGCCCAAGGGTGTGCGGAAGGCTAGGCGTGATGACACTGACTTTACTCAGTACGCTGAGGGCGGTAAGGTGAATGCTGCCGGAAACTATACCAAGCCAAGCTTGCGCAAACGTATTGTGTCTCAGGTCAAGGCAGCGGCAACACATGGCACTGGCGCAGGTCAGTGGTCAGCTAGAAAAGCGCAGCTTGTAGCCAAGAAATACAAGGCTGCTGGTGGAGGGTACAAAGATTGAAAGCGCCGCAGACTTCTTTGAAAAATTGGGGTGACCAGAAATGGCGCACTAAGTCGGGGAAGCCTTCGTCAAAAACAGGTGAGAGGTATCTCCCTGAAGCGGCTATTAAATCTTTGTCCCCTGCTGAGTACGCTGCAACAACCAAGGCTAAACGTAAAGGCAAAGCGGTAGGCAAGCAGTTTGTGGCACAACCAAAGAGCATTGCAAAGAAAACGGCAGGATTTAGATAATGGCATATACCACTGGCACAACACTCTTTAACATGGAGTTTACGGAGATCGCTGAAGAGGCGTGGGAACGTGCTGGGCGTGAAATGCGTAGTGGCTATGACTTGCGAACAGCCCGTAGGTCAATGAATCTGATGACCATCGAGTGGGCAAATCGTGGGCTGAATATGTGGACGATTGAAGCGGGATCTTTCCCGCTGACACCGGGATTGAACACATATCCTTTGCCTGCTGATACGATTGATTTGTTGGATCATGTGATCCGCACAGGGGCGAACAGTTCAACGACACAGGCTGACCTGACAATTTCGCGCATCAGTGTGTCTACCTATGCCACTATTCCAAACAAATTGCAGCAGGCCAGACCTATTCAGGTTTGGATTCAGCGATTGTCTGGAGAAACTAATCCAACTACGCTGACCACAAATGGAAGCGTTACCAGCACCGCCACCACCATTACACTGAGTTCAACTGTGGGCTTGGCCTCTTCGGGCTACATCAAGCTGGACAGTGAGGTGATTTACTACGGATACATCTCAGGAAATGATTTGGGCGGCTGCTTCCGTGGACAAAACAGCACTACTGCGGCTGCGCATACGACTGCTACAGAGGTGTTTGTTTCTCAACTTCCAGCGGTTACTGTGTGGCCTACGCCAGATGACTCTACGCCTTATGAGTTTGTGTATTACAGAATGCGCCGTATTCAAGACGCAGGTTCTGGTATTCAAATTGCGGACATGAATTTCCGTTTCTTGCCGTGTGTAGTGTCTGGATTGGCTTACTACATAGCGATGAAGGTTCCTGAATTGATGCCCCGCATGGATATGCTGAAGCAGGCATACAACGAGCAATTTGACTTGGCTGCTGGTGAAGATCACGAAAAAGCACCGCTGCGGTTTGTGCCACGGCAGATGTTTATTGGCGGGAGTACATCCTAATGGATAAATACAAAAGCGTACTTGAAAAATATAACAAGAGCTTAACACCACGCCGCCTTCCAACTCCGGAGGAAGAGGCGATTGAGCCTGTATATCCAGAAGAATATTTGGTAGGTGGCCCCGGTAAAGCGGTTGCGTCTGGATTTAGGTCAAGTGCAGAAAAAGCGGCGGCTAAAGCAGCCCAACGTGAACGTATTGCCAATATCAAAATTGGATCAAAAGTCCCTAAGCCGCGAATTGAAGCGGCAGATAAAGTCGTTAGAGATAGATTTTATAAAACACCGCAGGGTCAAGCAGCTTATGAATCTTTAAGAAAACGAGCCGAACAAGTTGCTAAAGATAGAGTCATAAATAAAATTCAAAATACAGCAAACCAATCAGCCAATAGAGCCTCAAACAACTTTTTTGGTGAAGCTGGAACACATATTGGCGGAGCAATGGCGGATGAAAATCGCAACGCCGCTGGTGATACATACAAAAAAGGCGGCAAGGTTAAATCTAGAGCCTCTTCCCGTGGTGATGGGATAGCCCAGCGCGGTAAGACCAAGGGGAGATTACTCTAATGGGAAGCACCTATGCCTCTGGTCGGATTGCAATTGCTGAATGTGATCGGTGTGGTCAACGGTACAAGCTCAAAAAGCTCAAGACCGAGGTCATCAAGACCAAACGGTATGAGCTGAAGGTTTGTCCTGAGTGCTGGGATCCAGATCATCCTCAGTTGTTGTTGGGTATGTACCCTGTAGAAGACCCGCAGGCGCTCAGAGGGCCTCGCAGGGACACTACATATGTGACGGCTGGTGTGAATGGGTTGCAGCTTGACCAAAGCGGTTTTGGAGGCTATCCAACAGGCGGCTCACGAGACATTCAGTGGGGATGGAGTCCAGTGGGTGGGGCAAGAAATTTTGATAACGAGTTGACTCCAAATTACTTGGTGGCAACGACAAGTGTTGGTACAGTTACAGTAACTGTTTCTTAGGAGAAAATGATGGAAACAAACAAAATGCGCGGTATTGCAAAGTCAGAGGCAAAAAGAGCTGTAAAAGGCCATGAATCTTCTATGCACGGTGTAAAGAAAATGGCAAAAGGTGGTAAAACCAACATGCAAATGAAGGAACTTGGTCGTGGTTTAGCCAAGGTTGCCAACCAGAAGAAGTCTTCTTTCACATACAAGCGCGGAGGCTGATATGGGATACAGCAAAAAGATGATGGGCAAAGAGGTGGGTGATGCTGCCACTTATGCTGCGCCGCACAACATGAAGGGCAAAGCTGTTGGAATCGCTTCCAATCCCGGCAAAGAGCCTAATGGCAGTATGCTTAAAACAGTTGACATGAGTGTTGGCGCTTACAGCAAATCTGCTGGTAATAAGCCAGCTAAAACAAGCGGCATCAAAATCCGTGGCACTGGCGCAGCTACCAAGGGTGTGATGGCAAGAGGCCCAATGGCATGAATTACGCTGAACTTGTCATTGCTGTTTCTGACTATTGTGAGAACACGTTTCCCACGGTAGACATGAACATAATGATTAAGCAGGCTGAACAGCGTATATACAACACTGTTCAGATTGCAAATCTGCGCAAGAACATGACTGGTACTGTTACCGCTGGTAATCCGTATTTGTCTGCGCCTGATGATTTTCTATCTGCTTATTCATTGGCTGTGATTAGCGGAAGTGAATATCTTTATTTGCTCAATAAAGATGTGAACTTCATGCGAGAAGCTTATCCAAACACGGCTGCTGCATATCGTGGAAAGCCAAAACACTATG